ATATAATTTTATATTATCAAACCAAGTAATATGATCATTCACGATATATTTTGGGTTACCTTTGATTAATATCCAATTAAGATATTGCTGATCAAAAACATCATAGATATGTAACACATCGTTGTCTGTTAATTCAGAGATTCCGGCTAGATTTCGTTTATAATCCCATGTTGACACTACACGCATATGTTATCCAACATTTTTAATTTTACCTAACAACTGTTTTAATTTGGCACTATTTATATCAGCAGTAACTTTGCTAACTTCATCAGTAACATTATCCACAGATTCTGTTATACGACTTTGTGTTTTAATACTATCGTAAATGCTAGGTTTTTTAACAAACCCGCTACTAGATTCGTCTGCAGATTCTCCAGAGTCTGTAATACGCATGGTTTCGATATTGTATTCTAAATCAATTTTTTGTCCTACACCAGTACTGCTACGCGATTTCATGCATTGTATCTGATAACGTCCACGTTCTTTCATGGCCCGGCTGGTAAAGATACCAAACACGTTGTCTGCAGTATTGATCTTACTAATACCACCACTAATATGACTGTGATCAAATTCTACCTCTTCAACTGCGGATCTATTTAACTGGCTGGCAGTCACAAACAACACATTGAGTTCTTTGGCCAAGTTTCTTAGCTCTTCACTCACATACTTGTCTTTGACAAACAAATCATTAGGACTAACTTTGGCACTAACTGGCATCAATAAATCCAAATAATCAACCATAACAAAGTCCACACGTAGTCCTGTCTGTATCTGAACTTCTTTGATATAACTACGAATATCATTGATATTGCTTTGTGCTGGCAATGCTTTGACTCTATACTGGCCAGACTTTTTGGCCATCATTTTGACTTTGAGTTCTGTAGTATCAATATCTCGGCGTATTTCTTTGGTGCCCATGTTGGTCAACATAGCATCTGTTCTCAGTGCACATAAATCTTCACTCAACTCTAAACTCACATAAACCCCACTGAGCCCTTGTTGTAACCAGTTCAGTGCAATATTCATCATTACAAGACTTTTACCAGATCCAGATCCACCTGCAAAAATGTTTAGTTCACCGCGACTGAATCCGCCGTACAACAATCGATCCATTTGTGGCCAGCCTGTGCTGACCTGTCCGCCTGAATTAAAATATCTATTGATACGTAATGCAGGATCGTCAAAGTAGTCTATGCCCATGTCCTTGGTCAGACTAATTTGTACTGCATCTTTGATTAGTTTTTCAACCGGATCATAATCGCCTTTTTCTAACAAGTCGGCAGCTTTTAAAATTGCTCGCTCGAGCTCTTGCCGACGAGTAAAACTCTCAAACTCCTGCATAAACCATTCAAAATGCCCGTCATTTAAGTCAGGCGTATGTACAAGTTTGATACCTGTACTGGCAGATATTTGTTCCACAGTTGGCAATGTTTTGTGATCAGCACTGTGCTTCTTGATAAACTCTGCCGCGGGTCTTAGACTACGATCAAAATTTTCTGGATTATAAATATTTTGTACACGTATGTAACTGCTTGCATCTTGAAGCATCATTTCTAAAAACAATCTTTGTACATCAATTCCATATTCTTTTAACAATTTATTTCCTTATAATATTTTCCTATTGCTAGACTGTTTCTCCAGTTAGCATTTCTTTTATTATCAATTTTATCAAGCGTTAATGTCCAGGTATTATCTTCATTGATTATCAGTGTATTTTTAATATAATTACCTATTCCAGATAGTTCTGGAATAGATCCTAAATGATCTATTACATGATTTTTTACAGCAATTGGCAAAAATTTAATATCAAAATTATTAGCCAATTGCCAGCAAAAATCGGATTTATCTCCCTCTCTATTTGTTTGTAAATTTTCACTAAACCACTGCCACACATCAAGTGTTTCAAAGATATTATAACACCCAACCGTCATATTGACTCCAAACATAACATTTCCGGGTAAACTATTTTTCATCGCAATAATGTTATCACTTACGGATTCCCAATTACCAGGCCATCTGACATATTCAAATGCCAGCTCAGTTGCATCAATACTGAAAAATAGTTTAACTAACTTAGCATTACTCCATAAATCTATTATTTTATCATTGGGCATAACAGTACCATTTGTATTATAACTTATAAAAGTATTTTTTAATACATCTTGATCTTTTAATTTTTCTAATAACTCAATTTGATCATTGTTTAACAATGGTTCTCCACCATTAAAGTGTATTTTTTGTATTTTTGTAAAATCTAATCTATCTAAAAAATTATTCGACTTTTGAAATTTTCTTCCTATGTTAATCAATTCAGTCTGTGTATAATTTAACTCGGTTGCCCACAAACTACTATTTGTCGGGCCGCACATAATACAGGCAAGATTACATGCCCACGTTGCACTATGATCAATGCATGCTAACTCTAGTAAATCAGACGGCGGAAGATTAAAAAATTCAATAGCACTTTGTCGTCGACTTTTGTGTCCAATTGCTTCTGCATGCCAGCAACGTGAACACTCCAACGGTTTAGCTCCACGAGCAAACTCAGATCGAAGATATGTTAAATGAGGGCTTTTATAAAAATCAAAAGTATCAACCGCTTCAATTTTTGAACCTGCCTGACAGCACGGTGCGACACTGATATTATTGTCGTTAACTCGATCTATATATATGCTACGATAAATTTCAGGACACCAATTATGACTCATAAGATATTAGCATTTCTAAGATGATGTATACATTCATTGGCAAATGCCGATTGTACAATGTCATCGTTGACATGAAAATATGGGCGAGGTTGATTACAATGATGATTCCAGAGATTTATTTTTAAGGCCTGAGACCTGTATTCATTAATATGATTTTTTATAAAGTTTTTATCGATAGTCGACGAATAATCAACTTTACCCATACCGCCCAGGCTGTAACAAAAGGGTATATTTTGTTTTTCTAATAACTGAAAGCAGTAGTGTATTAAGAAATAATTTTTCATAATTTCAAATTCATCTGATATTACTGTAGTATTCCAATTATTGATAAGGTTAACTATAGATTCTTTACCTGAGATAACACTACAACTTGTAGTATAACGATCGTGCCTAAATTCCTTAAGAGCATCAATACTAACATCTTTAGGGTAATACACATTTTTATTTTTATCAATTTCGTGTCTATGTGTTGATGTAAATAACAATATCACAAAATCTGGATCAAATTGCAACCCTTGCAGTAGTTGTAGTACTATAAGAGCATTACTATCACCGCCGTGTGCTAAATTATGTAATTCAAATACTGGAGTAGTGTTATCTAAAATCTTTTCGCTAAAATGTAGACCTGGAAAATCAGGATCAATTACTCCAAAACTGTCTGCACAAATTAATACTTTTTTTAATTCACTGTGTTTTTTTAACAAGTTGTCGTTTCCTTAATTCTATTTTTAACTTGGTAGTTTCTCTGGCCTGAAATATAGTTAGTATAGTAGCCAACTTACCCATTTTTACCACTGCGTCATTTACATCTTTAATGCCAGCTGGCCAATCAGGAATACTAACTGCCCAGCCTAACTCTACTGCACGATCTACTAGTTCCATGCCAGCAACATCATGATCCGGCACCACTGTAATTTCTTTGCCTAGACTTCTTATTAATCTTGCTTGTGCATCGCTTATAGTGTTATGCATTAGTGCAAGGCCACCGATGCACAATGCATCAAATATACCTTCCATGACCAATACATGTTGCCATGTAGGTTTTTGTAAGTCTGTACCAAATACATATCCAGGCTGACTGTGATTGATATATTTTGGGCCAGCTCCACTCAGCATCCTGGCACACCATCCAACTAGTGTATCATTATGGGTAAATGGGATAATTACATGATCACGTGTCCAATGAACCCCATCGTTTTGCATCTGTACCATAATAGGATAATCTTCTGGTACACATCTTTTTCGTAGGTACTTCCAATATTCAACGTGTTCTGATGTAAGTAATTCTATATGTGGCGGAAAATCTTCTTTTTCTTCAAATGTTATATCGCTGAGTGCATTAAAAACTTGCTGGCGTTCATCCAAAATACCTTCTATGCTACGATGTTTTAGACTGTCAATATTCAGTAAATCAATTTCGCGTTCTGGCACATTTAACAATCCCAATAACTTACGTGCTTTGAATCCCACACTACGACCAAGCATAAAACTTGCAGTAAATTGACAATTGAAACAGTGGTAGCTCCAACCTTTTTCGCTGACTTTTAGTCCGCCTCGTTGCCTCTTATCAGCACAACAGGGTGCATTGAAACTAATCCAGCCACTGGGAGTAGATTTTCTTCGAGCAGGTAAGTAAGCAACCACATCAATCATGTAGCTATTTTAACATATTTATTTTACAAAAGCAACGTTATCGATAAAACAAATCAACTACATATCCAGTACTGATAATAACCATGGCACCTTGTTGACTAGGTGCCACTGGATAATAAGGAGTGTTAATGCCAGCATTGGGTATGATCCAATATCCAGATCCGCCATTGGTCACGGTTATACTGGCAATGCCGCCATCAGATCCAAGTGTTGCTTCTGCAGTAGCACCAGCACCGTCACCTACAATGTTGATCTTGGGAGGTGCCAAATATCCACTGCCTTGATTTTGTATGTTTATACTGGTAACTACTCCATTTTCACATATTGCGTAGGCAGTGGCTGGTGTGCCATTTCCAGGAGGTGTTGCAAATATCGAATTGTTGAAACACAAACGCACCAATGGATACCAGCCAATCACATTGACATAAATGGTTCCAGTATAGTTGTAGTAAGTTATACTTTCAGACGCAGTGGGATTGTCAATGGTAGAACCCACAGGCACGTTATAGGGAATTGCTTCATAATCTTCAGCAGCTTGAGCTTTGATTGTGCCAGTGTATCCATCCAAGGTCATTTGAATGGTTGTTATGGCATTTTGTGGTTTGATAAAACTACTGTAATATTCTGTGTTTAAAAAACTATTCCAATAGTTGGCACCATTGGGATTTCCTGCCCAATACCAATCCTCACTGGGGTAATTTTGAAAACTGGTGCCATCTGCTGATCCCTGTGCGGATAGTTTTACCGTGGGAATAGTAAGTGGAATACTAGGAATAAATTGGGGTAGCACACTGTCGACTACATTAATCGGCGCCCTGGCACCAGACTGAGCATCTGTAAATACTGCTTCTGTCAAATTACCACTGCTACGAGTAATACTGTAAGTAGCAGGTTCTGCTAGCAATTCCAATAGTTCTGGACCTGTCAGCGTTACTTTGGCTCGTCCAAGTGGTGCATTTAGTGTGACCATGGGTTTTTGTATCAGCAGAGTACTGCCCGCGGTATTGATCACACGGAACAAGAATGTGCTTCCTGTTATGTCGACAGGTTTTTGTTGTTGATTTATAAATTCAAACAACAACACATTGTCGACGCCTTTATTAATTGTTAAAGTTTTTGCGTACACAGGGTCATACCTATAAGTGAAAGTTTCGCCGTCGGCAGTGTCTATCAATAATACTCTGGTAATTTGTTGATATAAATACGCCGTG